CAAAACGTCGCTAAATGGCGAAACGCTACAATAACAGCGGAAAGCGTAATTAATCCAAACCGAACGGAATTACTTCGTATTTACAAGGATGTCGTTCTGGACGCCCATTTGTCAAGTTTAATTAATACGATTAAATTAAAAGTGACTTCTGGAGAATTCTATTTATGCAACCAAGACGGAACGGAAAACGAAGACGCTTCGCTTTTGTTGAATTCGGAATGGTTTACTTTTTATCTGGAAACTTTCGTCGATTCTTTATTTTATGGACATTCTTTAATTCAGTTAGGCGGAATAAAAAACGATAAATTTATAGACTTCGAATTGATTCCCCGTGAACACGTTCGACCAGAATTCGGAATGGTTACGCCAGACCAATGGACATACGCCAACAACGGAACGTATTACCGCGAAGCCCCTTATTCCGATTGGTTAATCGAAATCGGAAACAAATTCGATTTAGGGTTATTACACAAAGCGTCGCCGTTGGTATTATGGAAAAAAGGCGTACTAGGGGCGTGGTCACATTTTGCTGAATTGTTCGGTATGCCTATGAGAGTTGGGAAGACAGACATTTTAAATCCAGATTCTAAAAAGAACATGGAAAACATGCTGGCGAATATGGGTTCGGCTTCTTATGTTGTTTTAAATTCCGACGACGTAATCGAATTAGTTCAGCGATCGAATACAGATTCTTTTCAAGTTTTCGACGAATTTATAAATCGACTGAATTCGGAAATGTCAAAGCTAATTTTGGGACAAACGGGAACGACGGACGAAAAATCTTTTGTCGGGTCGGCTCAAGTACATTCCGATATTTTAGCAACCTACATAACAGCTATAAAGTCAAAAATTGAAAATCATGTCACGGCTATAATTGTCCCAAAAATGGAAATGTTCGGAATGCTTCCGAAGGGCTTAAAATTCAAATGGGACAACGACGAATCCGTAGACATAAAAACAAAATTCGATTTTACGAAGGAATTGCTGAAATATTATAAAATACCAGCGGAATGGATTAACGAAGAATTTTCAATTCCAGTCGAAGACGGCGTCGAAACAGCTTCCGTTGATAATTCAGTAATTAAAGAGGTTGAAAACTTATATAAAGGGCTTTAAAAATTGGAATTTTTCGACGAAATAGAACTGGAAAGACTTTTAAACAACCTTTATTCGGGGGCTGTTAATACGTCGCGTTTGCCTGTCGATTTATATAAGAAAACCCTTGACACTTTGCTAGAAGCTGTTTACAAGGGTTTCGGCGGGGTTTTAGGCGATTTCCCAGAAGATTCGGCAAACAAACTTTTATTGAAACATTTTGAACATAACATCGCCATTTTTTCGGGAGCAAAAACATTCCAGCAGGTAAAAGATATGTCTTCGCTTGTTTTTACGTCCGAAGGATTCAAGCGGGATTTTAACGAATTCAAACGAATAATTGTCGGCGACGAATTCCACGAAGGCGTTTTTAACAAATACAATAAAAACTATTTAAAAACGGAATATAACACGGCAATTTCAACGGCTCAAATGGGTTCTGAATGGATTCAGTACGAAGAAGACGCCGACGTTTTCCCGTTTCTTAAATACGTTACAGCACACGACGAACGCGTTCGACATTCACACGCTGAATTCGACGGCGTTGTTCGTCCTGTTGGCGACGAATTCTGGAAAACACACGTCCCGCCGAATGGCTTTAATTGTCGCTGTCGACTTGTTCAATTGAACCCAGAAGATGACGTTTTTTCTGTTACACCAGACGATCAGATTAAAAACCTTCCGAAGCCAGATTCGACGTTGTTTGAAATGAACCCAGCAAAAAGCGGTTATATTTTCGACCCGTCTATACACCCATATACAAAAAACATTGAAGAACGATTCAAAGTTGCTTCTGAACAAAATTTCGGGTTTCCAACACCGCCAAAACCAGAACCAATAAAGGAAACTATTTTGTTTTCGAAAGTAAATTAAAATAATGCCGAAACGCTGGGACATACAGGGGAAAATAAACGCTTTTAAAAAGCTAGAAAGAACGTTACCTAAACGCGTTGGAAACATCGCTTTAAATCATTTCTTGCAATCATGGGACGACGAAGCGTTTTCGGACGCAACAAAAGGCTCGGACGCGTGGGCTAAAAGAAAAACACAAACTAAACGCGACAAAACAGCGGGTCGTCGTCAATTGTTAATCCAGACGGGGCACTTAAAAAGAAGCATGCGAGTTGCACCCGCACCGACTTTTCGACGAATAGCTGTCGGGTCATACGGAATAAAGTATGCAACATTTCACAATAATGGGACGTCGAAGCTTCCAAAACGGCAATTTGTCGGAAGGTCGCGTTTATTGAATACAAGAATAAAAAAACTAATAAGAACGGAAATTTCTAAAATACTATGAATAAACAGCTATTTATCGACCTTCGCGACAGATTAAGAACAAGCAATGAAATAAAACACGTCGCCCTTTTTAATTCGCAATACACACACGAAAAAGAAGAAAAGGTTTTTCAGTTTCCAGCGACATTTGTTGAATTTTCCAGAATGGACTATCGTTCCGAATCCTACGGCGTCGAAAAGGTAGACATCGAAATAACTATACACGTTTGCTTCCGTCAATTGGTCGAAGACCTTTCGTTTATGGACATAATACAGAACGTTTCTTATTTATTACATAAATGGGGCGGGACTTACTTTTCGCCTTTACAAAGAGTTTCAGAAGAACAGGATTCAGACCACGACAACGTGTTCGTTTGGAAGCTTGTATTCAAGACGACAGCGACAGACGAAAATTCAGTCAATACGAAGGCATTAACGTTAATTAATACGCCTAGAACGTTGGAAGTTTTAAAGGATTTAGATATTGATAATAATATTATTCGGACGGGCGACGGACAATAAGTTCGCGGGCGTGTTTAAGGTCGTTCCAGATAGTCGACGGGCGTAAATAAAGACGTTCGGCTATTTGGTTAACGACATATTCTGTTTTTTCTGAACGGCGTTCGGAAATTTCTTGTAAAACGTCGCGTCTTCTTCTTTGAATATCGATTTGATTTTTTTTCCCAGACATAAAAAAAGCTTTAATGTATTATTTATTGATTGCAAAAATAATATTTTTAATTGTCTTTTACTTTGTTTTGTAACATGGAATTAAAGTATATTAAAAACATTCTTTCTTCTGGCGTTGCTGAAGTTTTGCTTTACGACACTATCGGGAGAACTTGGAATGAAAATACATGTCGTTATGAAGGAATCGACGGGCAAATGTTCGCCGACGAAATAGTGTACTTGAATCAAAATCCAGACGTTAAAAAAATACTTGTTAGAATTAATTCGGCTGGCGGTTCAATGTTGGACGGATATTCCATTTTTTCCGCGATTAAAAATTCTCAAAAAGAATGCGACACAATAATCGACGGACTGGGGGCTTCTATTTCTGGAATAATTTTTCAAGCTGGGAAAAAACGTTCGATAAACGATTTCGGGAAGTTAATGATTCACGACCCACAGATAAACGTTCATTACGAATTAATGTCGACCAAACAGCGAAAAATGATTGATTCATTTAAAGACACGCTTGTAACGATTTTAAAAAATAATTCGAAATTAAAAGAAGAAAAAATTTCCGAAATGCTTTCCGCTGAAACGTGGTTAACAAGTTCGGAAGCGTTGGCGTTTGGGCTTTGTGACGAAGTCGTAAACACGGGACGCGTTTTAAATGAGTTAACAACGGACGAAATTTTCGCTGTTGCGAACGAAATCAATCTAGGCAATAATGCAAACAAAATAAAAATTCAAAAAATGGAGTTAGTAAAAAACCATTTGGGAATTAATGACGCGAACGCGACAGAAAAAGAAATTATTTCCGCAATCGACGGAATTAAAAATTCTTTGAATGAAGCCAACGAAACCATTAAAACCAAAGAAAGCGAAATCGCTTCAAAAGAAAGCGAAATCGAAAGACTTTCAGCTGAATTAAACAAAAATGTCGAGAACATGGCTGTTTTGGAAGTTGAAAACGCTATCGAAAAAGGAGTTTTTGAAGAAAGCAAAAAAGCGGAATTAATCGAACAAGCAAAAAACAACTTGGACGGATTCAAAGCTTTAGTTTCAGCGTTCAAAAAACCAGTAGCGAAAGTTACAAACGTAATCAACAAAACACACGTTTCGACTGAAAAGACGTTGCGTCAATTGGAAAAAGAAAATCCAGCTGAAGTTTTGAGGTTAAAAAATGAAGACCCAGAAACATACAAGGTTATGTTTAAGGCACAATACGGAACTGAACCAAACATTTAAAACATGGGCTTATTATATCCTTTTTCAAATGCGACTACGGAAGTATTAACCGCGACGGGAAGTCAAGCGTTTACAATCGCAAATAACATGACTATATTGGACGGCGTTACAACAGAAGCGACTGGAAACAGAACGATAGATTTAACTATCGACGACGAAGTAAACGCGGGTGCTAAATTATTCGTGAAATCAAAAACAAACGCTACGGAAACGACAATTTTCGGAACGGGAATTGATTCGGCGACAATTACAGGCGTTGCGGGAAAAACTTTCTGTCAAGAATTTACATTTGACGGAACGACATTCCTTCCAACGGGAACAGCTGTTCAAATTGATTAATTAATTAAAAACAAAATTTAAAAAAGTAAAAAAAAATGGCTTTACAAAAAGAAATTTGGGTACAAGATATTCAAGAAACGCTTCATCAAGGAAGTGAATTTATCCTTCAAGGAACAGACCATTCTTCTATGGTTTCAAACAAAGTTGTTCACATACCACAAAGCGGGGCAATGTCGACAATCGAAAAAAATCGTTCGTCTTTACCAGCGACAATTTCGCAAAGAACAGACACGGAATTGACTTATTCGTTAAACGAATACACAACAGACCCTGTTTTAATTACTGACTTGGACGAATTGCAAACTTCGTACATGAAACGTCAATCTGTTTTACGTCAACATTTAGACGCAATGAACGAAAGAATCGGAAACGAAGTTGCTTACGAATGGTCGCCTTCTGGTTCGGCTTCTTTAGTTCTAAGAACAACAGGGGCGACAACTTCTGAACTTCCAAACGCAACAGCAACAGGAACGCGCAAATTAGTTACGAAAGAAGACATTTCCAAAATGGCTCGTAAATTAGATTTAGATAACGCACCGAAAAACGACCGCGTTTTAGTTATGCCAACGTCAATGTATTACGAATTATTTTCGACAGACGCTTTAATTCGTAACGATTTCGGGCGCGCATTAAATATGGTAAACGGACAAGCTACTGAATTATTTGGAATGAAAATTTTCGTTCGTCCTTCAGTTGTTTTGTTTAATGGCGACGTAGCGGGAGTTAAAAAGGCTGTTGGTTCAGCGGACGCAACGACGGACTGCTACGGGGCAATCGCTTTTCAAAAATCGGCTGTTGCACAAGCTTTGGGGTCAATCAAAGTTTTTGCTGACGAAGATAAGCCAGAATATTACGGATCTGTTTTTTCAGCTATGGTAATGCATGGAGCGAAAAATTTACGTTCTGACAACAAAGGGCTTGTTGCTTTAGCACAGGCGATTGGGTAACCTTTAAAATAAACTAGAACAATGGAAAAAATAAACGAATTCTTCGCGTTGCATAAAGACGCGAAGTTCGTTTGTTTAACTTCGGATAATTCTTTGTTTATGGACATAAGTTTTGCAAATGCACATTCTTTTAGATTTGAAGACCAAAAAATCAAAATCTTTTCCAAAAACGAAGAATTCAAGAACGAAAACAAACGATTGTTTTTTGACGGGTCGAAATACGAATTTATTCTTGTATCGGAAGAACAAGAACAAAAAGAAACTAGATTCGACGGACTTTCCGTTTCAGAACTTCGCGATTTAGCGGAAGAATTGGACGGGTACACTACGAAATTAAAAAAGTCGGAATTAATCGAATTACTTACTAAAAACGAACTTTAAAAAATGGGACTTCCAACAATTACAATTAATAGAGGACAGGGGGGGCTTGGTCGACCTTTGGCGACAAACGACCATATTTCTGGTTTTTTAATGCCTTTTGTGAATGCGAACCTTCCGTCTGGCTTCACGACAACAGACAGAATAAAAGTCGTTTATTCGATTGCCGAAGCTATCGTTTTGGGAATTACAGAAGCTGGCACATATACGGACGTTTTGTTTTACCATTTAGACCAGTTCTTTAAAAAGAACCCAAAAGGAAAGCTTTATGTAATGCTTACGGATTCCTTAACTTACGATTTATCCGAAATTGAAACGCTTCAGGCGTACGCAAACGGCGAAATTCGTCAAGTTGCATATTACGACCCACTTTCAACTTTTGCGACGTCACAAGTAAACGACTTGCAAACTTCAGCGACAGCACTTGAAACTATAAATATGCCTTTATCTGTTGTTTATTCGGCGGATTTTCAAAGCGTAGCAACTTTAGGGGCGCTTTCAGACCTTAGGGCTTTGTCAAATAAAAACGTTTCTGTTTGTATAG